ACTCGGAACGGGGCGCGGCGAGGGAAAAAAGCGCGCCGTCGGCTGCGGGTTCGTCGTAAACATGCAGGCCAGCGGCTCGCAGCGCGTCGTGTTTTGCTTTCTCGATGACGGCGCTTTGGCCTGATGAGTTGCTGCATTTTGTGTGCTCTACTCGCCAGTTGGTGGTGACCCATGTGAGTTCTGGGTGGATTGAGCGCGGCTTGATGTGGCCGAGCCTCCAGCCGCTGGCGCGCCCGGTGACCCCTGGTGGGTCCGGGTATACGGGTAGGCCACACTGCCCACATGGGGTAGGCCACGTGGTGTGGGCGGCGAGCCACGCGCGGGCCCGCGTGACAGCGGGCCCGCTCCATGGCTGTGCGCTACCGGCTCGCGTCATGATGCCTCCACCCGCGTGTATAGCGGGCCCTCACGGACTACCAGGCCGTCCGCCTCCAGCTGGTCGAGTGCTGCGGCCAGATAGGGGCGGTGCACCTGTGAGCAATGATCCTTGAGCTGGCGGCGCTTTTTCGGCCCACGGGCGAGCCAGCGGGCGTATACAAGCGCCTGCACGCGGGTAATGCGTCGTAGGTCCTCATCCGACCAGGTGCGGGCGCGCGGCTCGGGGACGATCTGCAATCGGGCGATTTCCTGCTGTAGCTCGGGTGAAATCCTCATGCACCCATGATACCCCGTCCTACCCCCGCAGTACCCCCGTCGAGTGGGACCAGATTGCAGGGTGGGACAGGGTGGGTGGGAACACAAACGCCCAGGTCAGGTGGGGTGGGACAGGGTGGGACTGTTCCCACCGTCCCGCGCATTTTTCGGCCTCTTTTTAGAGTGTAAAAATCCTTATAGTGTGCATTTGTTGGAATCTCCTACGTGGCTACAGGAATTCGCGCGAGTGAGTGGGAATGGTCCCACCCCGTCCCACCCCACCTGACCTGCACAAACGTGTTCCCACCCCGGTGTCCCACCCGATCCCACCCCGCCGCTGATGGCCGCATCAATCGTCCCACCCGCGCTCAGTGTTAAGCGGTATTAAGCGCTCGTGATGCGTTTTCGTGCCCGTAGTGCGTCGACGTCGACGGCGGCGATGTCCGAGCGGCGTCGTACCCCCGCATGAGGTACTGTGTCGTCATCAGGGTGTCCGTCAGGCAGACACCCCCGGTTGACCAGGAGGTCACACGATGCACACTCACCCATACATCCTGCTCAGGCCGGGCGACAAGCGGCCCGCGCCGTCGCGTGAGGGCCGCTGGCAGTACGCGACGCGAGATGAGGCGCTGGCGCACGTCCGGCGCGGCGGGAACATCGGGCTCGCGACGGGCGCCCGCGCCGGCGTCTTCGTGCTCGATATCGACACCAAGCCCGGCGGCGACGGCCGTGACGGATACGCGACGCTCGATCGCGTGCAGCAGGTCTACGGTCTGCTGCCGAGCACGATGACCGTGCTCACACCGAGCGGCGGCGCCCACTTTTATTTCCGGTACCCCGACGGCTGGAAGCACACGACGTCGGCAGGCAAGATCGGGACGGGCATCGACACGCGGTGTGAGGGTGGATACGTGGTCTGCCCGCCATCGCGGATCGGTGACGGCCAGTACCTCACCATCCAGCGGGGCGAGCTCGCCATGGTCCCAGAGTGGATCATGCGGGCCCTCGATGCCCGTCCTGTCGATGTCGTCGCGAGCTACCAGCGGGCGCGGCGTCCCTACGCCGCACAGGACGGCGCCCGGTTCGGCGGGATCATCCGCTCAATGGAGTCCGCCCAGGAGGGAGGCAGGAATGCTCTACTCAACTGGGCGGCGTACAAGATGTCGCTGGAGGGTGCAACCGACGGCGACCTGACGCAGCTCGCGGAAGCGGCGATCTCGGCGGGCCTCGATCCGCGCGAGATCGACGCCACGATCGAGTCAGCGACGCGCGCAGCGACGCAGCGGCGGGCGTGACCCCCATGGACGAGGCCTCGTTCTGGCAGTCGCGCGCCGCGCTGACGCACATCTACGACAACGCGGCGCGCAATTTCGCGTCGCCGTGGCACATCCTCGCTCTCGCGATCGAGGGTGCACTACAGCAGATCCCGTGGAATACCACGATCGAGACGAACCGCGATTACGGGATCACGCCCAATTTCGCGGCGATCCTGTATGGCCGTACCGGCTCGGGGAAGTCTTCGGCTCAGGTGCTTGCGCGATCGCTTTTTGATTGGCACACGCCATATACGCCGCACGGCGCCCGCTCGGGTGAGGGAATCATTGATTCCTACGGAGAATGGGAAATCGACAAACTGACGGGCGACCGCCATTTCAGGTGGACCGCGAAAGGTCATGCCCAAGCCTTTATTTTCGACGAAATCACCGATTTCGCGGCTAAGGCGGATCGGTCGGGATCGACGATGGTGGGCACCATCCTGTCGATGGTGACCGGCTCGGTCATCGGCGGCGCGCGCTCAGGTGGCCAGGACAGCACGCTCATGGCGCAGTCCTACCGCGCGACGCTGACGATCGGCGGTCAGCCGGGGAAATGCGGCGCGCTCGTGTCCTCCGACGCGATCGCGCGCGGTCTGGCCGGGCGGTTCCTGTGGGTCACTGCCGGGATTGAGGTGACCGACAGCGCGCCACCCCGGCGTGCCCGGAAAACGCCAGTTCAGGCCATGGCGCTCGGCGATATTGTGTGGCCGCGCGAGATTCCCACGGCTGAATCTGTGCTCGATGAATTGCACGAATTCGATTGGCAGAATTCGCGTGCGGATTCCCCGATTGACCCGATCGACGGGCACCGGGCGATGAATCGCCTGAAGGTCGCCGCTGCGCTGGCGGTCATGTCCGATCGGCCATACGGGAGGAACGCTGGCCCGCTCGAAATCACGCACGAAGATTGGGAATTGGCGGGATTCGTGATGGATAGGTCCGATGATGTTCGGACCGACGCTATCGACGCTCAGGATTCCGAATTCGCCGAGCGTGCGGCGGAAAAGGGCATCGAAAAAGCAATCGCGACGCGATCCGAGCTCGGATTTATGCGCCAGGTGGCCGAGTACGTGAAAAAGGCCGAGGAAAAGGGCTTCCTGCCCGGTAGTAGGCCGACCGGCGACCAGTGGAGGCGTTTTCGGTCGCTGTTCAACGCGAAAACGCGCGGGCAGTACATGGAGGAAGTCGTTCATCAGCTCAGGTGGGATGAGGACTGATCCGTGCGCCGGACGGCTTGCGCGACGGGGGTCCGTGGGGGTAATGTGTTCCACGTACCCCGACGAACGGCGTCGGGGCAGGCAGTCCAGGAGGACACCATGAACCGCAGCTACACCAGCGACCGCGACATCGAGGCCATGGTCATCGAGGCGATCGGAGACGAGTGGGTCGGCGGATACGACGTCGACGCGATCGTCGGCGAGATCATGAGCCACGAGACCACGACGTACTCCCGTGGGGAGTACACGGGCCCGCTGCTCAACGACGACGCCTACGACGGCGCTGACTCGCCCGAGTTCTGGGAGATCGTCGGCAAGCACGAGATCGACGCCGAGCGCACCGGTGGTGAGTGGGACATCAAGCCGGTCGCCGAGCCCGAGCCCGCTGCTGACGCGCCCGCCAAGCGGAAGCGCAGCGCGTCCACCAAGCGCGCGGTTGCACCGGCGCGCGAAAAGTTCGACTACCCGGCGGTCTCCGGCGGTGCGGTGACGCCGCGTCACACGGACTACTGCGCCGAGCACGGGCACGCCGTGTGGACGGTGGACGGCGAGGTGGCCGCTATCTGCCCGCGCTGCGGTGCCGTGGCCGAGACCGCCGAGCTGACGGCGTACGAGCGCGCCGAGCTGACGGCGTACGAGCGCGGTACCACGCACCGGTTCGTCGAGTCCGGCGTTCTGGTCGCCGTGATCGATTCCCGCGCCGAGTGGGCGGGTGAGCGGTACGTGGACGTGCGCTACCTGAGCGGGGCGAAGGCAGGCCGTCGGGGGTTGTTCACCCCGCGCTCCATGTTCGCGTTCACCGAGCCGGTCACGAGCACGATCACTGACTGATCCAGTCAATCCAGCGCGGGCCCATCTCGGGCCCGCGCTTTCTCTCAGGAGGTAGCAGGATGAACGACTTTTTTGCCCAGTACCGCCAGGACCCTCGACTGGTGACGACCGACGGCACCTACCCGGTTCCGCGTGGTGTTTTCACCGAAAACTCGTTGACGTGGCTTGGGAAACTTCGAATCAGCGTAGTCGAGGCCCCCGGCGGCTGGTGGGCCATCCACGAGGAGTGGCGCTGCTGCTGCTCTGACACGAGCTCGTGGAATGGGGTCGCCACTACTGGTATGACCGCAGATGAGGCCGAGGTGGTCATCAGCGAGTGGGTCGACCAGGCCACGCGGATGTGTCACGACGATGTATGCGAGTTTTGTTCCTGTCAGGATCGGATGTAAGGGAGTACGTGATGCAGGCCAGGATTCAGCCCGAGGTCATCGCCCGGTGGGAGATCACAGCAGACCTCCCCGCATGGTCGCCCGTGTGGGTGTGGCGCGTGCGTGAGGTCGTGCCGCACGGCACGCGCGGCGTGCGTAGCACTCTGCGGCGCACGGGGACGGCGTGGTCTATGGCGTCGGCCGAGCGGCAGGCGGACCGATGGGTAGACCGCGAGATGGCGCGTCGAGAGCGCTGATGTGGCATGACGAAGGGCCCGCACATTGTGCGGGCCCTTCGTCATGTCCTAAAGCTTGCGCCAGACGTTCGGATCGCTGTGTTTGTGCGTGGCACCGCACAACTGGCACTCGAATTCCGCGCCGGACTTCCTCCGGATGAGCTTCTTCCAGTCGCGCCGGTGACTGTCACACACGGTGAGAGTCTTTTTACAGCACTGTCGCGTAGCCGACCATGCGGCAGGCTTGCAGCAGTTGCCCAGAGATTGACACTTGATTTGGGTAGCCATGGTCAGATGCTAACCCCGTACTTGCGCAGCTGCTCGCGCGTGACCGGTCCCACGATCCCGTCGACGGCGATCCCCGCGCGTCGCTGGAATTCCCTCACGGCCTTTTCGGTGAGCGGGCCGAAAACACCGTCGACGGCGAGCCGGGAGTAGGCGGGGAAGACCCTGTTCATCTCTCGCTGGAGCCGCGTGACGTGGACTCCAGTCGAGCCGACACCCCAGGTCATCGGCGAGATGGACACTCCAGATCGGATTGCCCGGACAGCGCCTTTACCGTAGTTCGACCATTCGCCGACGTCGACGTGAAGGTGCGTCCGGTGGTTGGCCGCCGACCCCTCGATCCCGTCGCGCGCGAACGTCAGAGCGAGCCCGTAGGACTCGGCGACGGGGATGAGCTCCAGCAGCTTGGCGCGCTCGTCGGAGCCGGGCCAGTTGATGTCGGCGGCGAGTCCGTCGCCGTGCCACGATCCCGGACGGTGGACCGAGCGCGTGACGCCGCCATAGGCGGGGTGTTCGCCGACGTGGTAGCCGAGCCGCTTGGCGTAGGCGAGGAATTCAGTGAGGTTCTTTGTGGGGGTGATCTGCTTACTCAGTGCCATTGGTGTTCCCTCCGGTCAGGTGTTCTTCTATCTGGATTTTCCATGCCAGATCGTCGGAGATGTGCTCAGTCAGTAGGCGATTCTGTTCTGACTGTGCCTTTTCGAGTCGGTCGACAGCGTCACGGATTGTCGAGCCGCTGTTGTTGGTGAATTCGTGCCGCACGTCGTCGACGCTGGCGCGGATCTGGGCAAGTTGCGGGAGCGCCCGCCACGCGATGATGGCCGCAGCGACGGCCGTGAGCGCTACTGCGGCAGGCCATGAGTCGCCGATCGCGGCGAGTACGGTAGCGATGTCGTCGGCGCTCATACGATGTACGTCCCCGCGACAGTGAGGTTTTGCCCCATCAGGGTTTGCGATCCCTCCCAGGTGGAGGTCACGCCGACGGCGACCATGCGGATGTCTCCCTCCGGCCAGATAGCCCACGCCTGCACACGTCCCTGACCGCCCATCCCTAGGCCCTGCTCGCGCGGCGCGGACGACGGGATGAATCTCGTGTCCTCTAGCTGTATGAGAACGTCGTTGGTGACGTTTCCCGACGTCGGGCACGTGTAGTCGGCGACGACGTGCGCCCAGATACTCACCACGTTGCCGTATCGACGGGCGTGTAGCTCATCGACGACGGCCGTGCCGCCGGGCGTATATGCGGGCGTGATCCATCCTGTGTCGGTCGGCAGATCGTCGACACGTACTAGACCACCAGCGCGGGCGACCATGCGGGCTCCTCTCGATCGGTTACTACGGCTCGGGATCGGTACGGCCGTAGTATGACGGCTCGGCCAGCGCCACGGGCGTGTCGACATCGTGCGGCATCGACACGCCGTTGACTGACCGGATGACCGTCATGGACGTAGACGTAGAGTCTACGGCCGTGACCGTCATCCTCTCACCAGCTAGCAGGATGTCGTAGGGCCCGTCGTCGGCAGTCCACTCGATGCCCTCCGGCACGTCGATGGGGAGCGTCGTCGCCGTCGCGGTGATAGGCGCCGCGAGCACTGTGCCCGGTGCGGCCCACCGGTGGTGAGTGTCCCAGTACGGCGCCCGGTATGGGCGCGCGGGCACGCACGACCAGGTGAGGCGCACGTGTAGCGGATCGATCTGGAGCTGTATGCCGGTCACGATCACGTCGACAGACGTCGGAGGTAGCCATGGCGGAGGATCGGTGATGACGATCCGGTCTCCGGGCGTGAGCGCGAGTAGCCGACGGGTGAGCACGGGATCGGACATGAGCGCGGGGTGAGCGAGGTCTACGCCGAGCTGTGGGTAGCGCGCCTCATCCCATGTGCCGATATGTAGCCTCCAGTCCGCGTGCCGCTCGATCTGGAGGTCATCGGCCAGCGAGAGCGTCACCGAGTCGGAGTAGAGCCCGACGCCATCGGGCGCGGGCGCGGATGACATCGGTCCTGTCGTCTGCTCGATGGTCAGAGACGCGCCATCGTCACGGGTGACGGTGATTTGATTCCGTGTCGTCGCGTCGTCGTCTAGCGGCGCCATCGGGATGATGAGATTTTCCTGGTAGGGGATCGTGACGGCAGGCTGATCGTAGAGCGACGTGTGAGAGCGCAGACGTACCGCCAGCGACGTCGGGTCGTCGTGCATCAGCGAATCGTCAGCGACGCGGGCAGTCTCCACGAGATCCGCGCGAGTCGCCTTTTTCTGCACGCCCATCTGGGTGCTCTCGGCCGCGTTCCCACGGACAGTTACCGACACCTCGCGCGGCGCTATGAGGCGGGATATCCGATCTGCTGCCGTCTCGCCGTTATGCCCGTCCAGGGCTTTAAATGAGGCGTCGAAAAGCGATATGAATTCGTTCTCTAGGGTGACGTGCCCTATAGACGTTCCTGTGAAATTAGATCGGCCGGGATTGAAAACGACTTGGCTTATTCTGCCAAGCGTGAGATCGGAAAACGTCTTCCTATTCAACCATGCCAGTGTCGCACCTGGTGACAGTCGCGCGAACACCGCCTCGATGTCATCTCCCTGCTGAGAGAATTCCAAGCTGAAGCGGCGAGGGCCGTAAATCTCGGTGTAGTTGATTACATAATCGGTGCTGTTTCCGTCGACGTCGACGGCGGTTGCCCTGATTACAGCAGGGCCTAGCGCGAGATCGTATCGAGCTAGTGTCCCGCCGGTGAAGAAAATTCGGACGAGTACCCTTTCCCCGCTCGCCGGTATGTCGTCTGGGGCGATTTCCCCTACCCATCGGATATTGACCGTCGACGTTTCGGGATACGGCTCGGGCGAGAGTGCGACGCGCGCATCACTCAGGAGTGGGAGAGGATCAGATCCTGCGAACCCGGTGTATTTACCCCACTCCGGCCGTCCGGCGAGAGTGCCTTTTCCCTCGCCGATTTCGGGCAGGATGAGACGGGTATCAGTCCCATCCTCCAGCGGCCAGTAGGCGATGAGCTGTGGTCCGAGTGAGAAAAACGCACGCCGCAGCGGAGATTCCATCCGCTGCTGCCCCTGTCCGAGTCGGCGAGATACGCCACTGGCGGTCACCCGTGAGAGTACCGACGGCTCGCCGAGCCGGGACCACGCTACGGGCCACTCTGCTATCTCGGCGACGGCGACGACGCGGCGATTCGTGACCTCGGCGCTGGTGAGCGTCCATCCTGAGAGCGTGTCTGTGGCGAGGTCTACCGAGCTCAAAACCCCGTCGGATGACTCTACGTGCCACCCGTAGACGCGCTGCGGCGAGTCCTGGGTGAATCCGAGTGGCCCGATCCTGAGCGGCGCAGAATCCACGGCGATATCTGCGGGAGCGTCCAGCGGGACACGGGACATCTCGACCCACTCACTGGCCAGGTTTTTTGCGTAGCTGAATACGACCTCATCGGCGTCGACCTGCACGCGCAGCGCGATTTCTCCTGCCCAGGAGGGGACGGCGACATCGGACGCCACTTGGCGGAGATCCCCTCCTGTGACGGTCCGCAATCCAAGGACGGGGTAGCTAAATCCCGTGGAATCCACAGCGCGTACGAAAAAATCCCATCCTAGCTCGCCGAAGGCCGCGCCTTTTGAAATGAGATCAAAAGTGGCCGTAGGACCCGACCAGTCGTCGATATATCCCCACCATCGGATGTCGAGCGCGCCCGTGGCCGGTCCCGTCGGGCCCTCAGCTCGCGCGTCGGGCTGTGTGAGATCGAGGAATGGAGCGCCGAGCGCGAGCGTGGCGCGGGCAGGCGTATTCCTCCCAATCTGCCCGTAGAGCGGGGAGCGGGGATTTCTCGGCGAGTATTTTCCGTCTCCATTCCGCAGAGTAAATTCCATCTGCGACGGCTCAGATCCGAACCCTTCGGCCGTCGATCCATGCCGGATAGATACGCCGCTCTGGTCGACGTCGGGCATGATGTCGTGCCAGGAGCCGGCGTAGTGGATATCGACCCCGAGAAAGCCGTCAGGGAACGGGCTTTTATGCTGCGGCATTATCTCCCCAAAAACGTCTGGACGTCGCCGCCATTGACACGCACGGCTTTCTGAATATACGCCACGAGCGCGCGCCCGAGGTCGTCGCCGCCACCGGTGAATTCGATTGTGACGCCCGCGCCACTGGGCGCGCCGGCGGGCGACATCGACACGCCCGCAGGATCGAGGGATAGCGCCGTGGCGCGGTCCATGGCGCGCTGCACGGTCTGTGCACTGTCGGAGATCCCGTCAGCGAGGAATCTCATCAGGCGCTTCCCCGCACCGCCGTTGTTCCACGAGGTTAGCGGGCCCTCACGCACGGGCGAGCCGGGCAGGAACCTCCGGATGGTGGCCGCCACATTGGACGCCGCTGATGCAACGCGGCCCACCATCGCCTGAATCCCGTCTATGAGTCCCTGAATTAGCTCGCGCCCAGATGAGGGCAGGAGGTTTTTCAGGTTGCCGAGTGCTCTTTTCAGCCGCCCCGGCAGGCCCTTCATCCACGAGGTGAGTTCCTTGAATTTCGACTTCACGCGCTCGCTGAACCCGCTAAAGAATTTGGTGATGGAGTTCCAGTTGGTGATGATGAGCCCGAGCGGCGAGTAGGAAAACACCTTCTTGATGAATTCCCACAGCTTCCCGAAGAATTTCTTAATGTTGCTCCACACCTTTTGGGCGGCAGGAACAAGTGTTTCTGTCCACCAGGTGGAGACGGCCTGCATGGCTTTTTTGATGCCCGACCAGGCGGTTTTGACGATCTTCTGTCCGAGCTCGGTCTTGGTGAAAAACCAGACCAGACCGGCGACCAGTAGGGCGATGAGCGTGATGATAATCCCGATGGGATTGGCGCGCATCGCAGCATTGAGCCCCTTGGTCACGGCGGTAGTCGCCGTCGTGATCACGTTCCAGGTTTTTTGCGCGATGACCGCAAGCTTGGACTGCCCGATAAAGGCAAGCAGTCCCTCACCGATGTCACCGACGATCTCGCCCCACTCCAGTGCTGTGCCTGTCGCCGTCGCCCACGCGCCCGCAGTACCGCCGATCTGGTCGCCGAGGTCGCGCAGACCACCTCCGAGAGTGCCAGCGTTGGTAGCGAGGTCGCCGAATTCGTCCTTTGTCCCGTCGGTCGCGCGCTCGACCTTTTCGACGGCGCGGCTCGCGCGATCGGCTGCGGCGTCGATGTCATCCATCGAGTCTGCGGCGCGATCCATCGAGGTAGTGAAATCGCGCGTGTCGCCGACGATCGCGATTCTCACTGGCTTTCCTGAAGCCATTTTCAGCTACCTCCCCGGGTTTTCTTCGCGGCACTGATGAAAGCGTCGCGTTCCTCGATTGTCAGCGAATTGTATTCGCTAGGTGGAATCCTGGTGACTGTGCAGAATTCTGCTTTTCGCCGCGCCAACTCTACTGCGGCGTGTCGCCTTTTCCCTGGTCTGTCTCCGGTGCGTCGGGGTCGATCTCATCGACGGGCTCGGCGAAATATTCCTCCAGATCGCCGACGGTCATATTCATGACCTCGGCATAGGCGATCGAGTCCTTGGCGCCGTCGCGACGCTCGGCGATGAAAGCCAGCGCGCGGATGAACCGGAAAGGTCTTTCGCGCAGCGCGGCGATGTCTTCCTTGAACGCTCGGGACACGGCGATCTCGTCATATCCCGTGATCGTTCGAAAAAAGTCCTCGGCGGTGAGTTCGGATGTCATTTTCGTCTCCTTACATGAGCCCGTATTTGCGGGCAATGTCTTCGATTCCCTCGCGCAGCATATCCGGTGCGACCTGCTGCATTTCCGTGTCAGCGCGCTGCAAAAATCTCTGGCCCTTGATGTTGCGCTTCGGCCATCCGTAATTGATGGGGCCCGCGTATTTCACGCGGGCCCGACCAGCCGTGACGACGGACTTGCTTTTGGCGCGATTTCCTCGGATCGTGCCGCTCAGTGCACCGGACCGGCGCGGCGCGTGAGCAGCGGCGACCTGCGACCCCTCACGGGCGATCTCAGAGAAAACCGCCTTTAGGTCCTCGGCGTCTACCCCGAGCTCCTGGAGGGCACGGACGGTTTTCCGTAGTCCCTCTACCTGCACGCCGCCACGCGATGGCATGTCAGATACCGGTGTCCCGGATCGGCTTTTCCGTGCACAGCCAGTCGACCTCTACGGTCATCCTGGCCGTCGTCGACGGATTCGCCTCACCGCCCAGGAGATCGCCGTCTGGGTCCTGCACGACGGCGACGCCCGTGATCTCTGGCTGATCTGCCGTCGGCTCGCCGTCGGAGGGCTCGCCGTTCGGCCAGATAGAGAACGTGACCTCCTCGCCGGGACGGGACCAGATCAGGTCCCACAGGGAGTCGGCCGATGTGTTTTGCTTCATCACGAGGTGGAGTGCGTAGTCACGCAGACCGCCAGCAGCGGCGTCGGCGAAACTGACGAAATCACTGTCCGTCTCCGCGCTCGTGATCGTCGCGTTGCTGACAGATGCTGTGTAGTCGGTGTCGTCGACATACAGCCTGAGCTTTCGGGTACCGACGTCGGGCATGATTCCTCCCTTGTGGAATCCATACAACATGGGGATTGTCGAATCGGCGGAATCTCGCCGTTCTCGGTTGCGCCGGCTCAGGTGCCGGCTTGTGGGAATCCTACTACGTGGCGGTTACTTCGACGGTCACACTGCACGTCGCGACGTACAGCGCGCCGGTCTGTCCGGCGTCGCCCGCCAGCAGAATTTCAGGTACCAGGCGCACGTCTGTGGAGTAGCAGCCGTACGTGATCTTGTCGACGACGGGCACGGCGATCTCGTCCATGCGCTCGTCTGCCCGTGTCGGATCAGATCCGAGCACGATCACGGCCGCGAGCTCGGCCGTCGATGACGTGAAATCCAGCGGCTGGACCGACACCACATTGACCCAACCGTCGCCGGATCGAAGGTTGTTGCCGGTCGGTCGCGGGGTGATCCGTAGGCCGTCGATCTGGGACAGCAGATCGGCGAGCTCGGTCCGGGCAGTCGTGAGTGTGGTCATCCGACAGTCACCCTCCGCCACGGCGACTCCAGCCGCGATACCTCAGCGTCACGGAACGGGACGCGCGCGCTGGATACGCCGCCGTCGAAGGTCGTCATCTGCGCGATCGGGACCAGCCGCGCGGCGAGATTGCGGGCCACGCGCCGCTTGAGCGCCTGTCCGAGGTCGGCGGGGTAGTCGGGATCGTCGGGGACGCGGCAGGCGCGATCCTGCGATGCCGTCTCGGCGGCGAGTGCGTCGGCGATCTCGTCATCCGTCGCCGAGGTGTCGCCGAGGTAGTCGCGCACGTCGGACACGGTAGGTCTGGGCATGGTGTCTCCTCACGTGATGCGGCGCGCCTACGGGATCGCCGTAGGCGCGCCGAGCCGGTCAGTCGTCGCCGGGATCGGTGCCGCCACCGCCACCTGTGGCGGGAGTGTAGGTGATGCGGCGCACGCCGCCGAGGTCGCTGTTGGCCAGCGCCTTGTACCCCCACACGGCGAGATCGATCATCGCCACGGGAGCGTAGCCACCTGTCGCCGAGGTCCCGGAGAATTCCAGGCGCTGTGGCCCTGTCGCCCAGGCGTGGACCGTGGACGGGTCGATGAGGTAGGACACCTCATCGAGGGCCCATGCCGGGGTCGACGACACGCCGCCGACACTCAGCGTACGGAACCGCACGCCCGTCGCGCCGTTCGCGTTGCTCGGCGCGATCTGCGGGTAGAGCGGACGCCCGTCGCCGTCGACGGCACCGGTCAGCGCCGTGTAGAGATCCTGACTGGTCGCGAACGCACTCCAGTCGTAGCCGCGCTCGAAAACCAGCGACGCGATGGCGGCCTCGAACTGGGCGCCGGTCTCGGCGCCCGTCGCGCCCGTGAGCGGGATCGTCGTCGCCGTCGTGAGCGTGTCCAGGAAGGTTCCCACGGCGCCTTCAAGACTTTCCCAATAGCTCGACACCATCTTGTTGTAGATGAGTGTCGAGATGGCCGGGTTCCCGCCCATGTCCCAGACCTCACGCGTGATGCTGGCCTTGCCAGACACGGCCGTCGGGGTGATGGTCTGAGACGTCGTGGTGAAGGTTCCGGAAGACGGCTCGGTGCCCTCAGTGTGGTCGCTGACCAGGCCGGACGCACTGTCGAACTTCGGGAACCCGAACGGCTGAACCCCGTTCGGCGGCGCGCCCTTACTCACGATGTCCCACAGCGGCGTGCGGTACGGCCGCTGGTCGACGTACATGTCAGGCCGGTTGATGGCCGGGTTCAGCTCGTCAACGTTTGTCGTTTCGACGGCAAAGGCTTGGGAAAGCTGCGCCATGACGCGCTTACCCTCCGGCGTGCCCGTGCCGTTCGCGTCGCCGGACTTGAGCATCGCCACGATGTCGGTCGAGAAGTCGTGCTCGCCGAGCGTGAAGTTTCCCGCGCGGTCGCGACGGTACGGCGCGGGCTCGCGCACGAACGCAGCGGCGCCGCGCGCACCGGGCGCCGGGCGTGAGGCGGGGTTGACCACCTCGGGAGCGGGCTCGGGAGCGGTCACCGCGTCAGCGCCGGGCATACCCGACCGCATCGCACGCGCGAACGCGGCCGCCATCGCGTCATAGTCGATGGGCGGGGAAATCTTGTTGTCCTCGGCCGTGGCCGTCTCGCACGTGACATCGGGACCGTGGTCGATCCCGCACTTGGTGCACCTCATGCTGCCTCGATTCGTGTGTGATGCTGCTACGGATGTAATCCGGGCGTCGTCGAACGCCGGGATCGGAGTGAGGGAGATTTCGCGCAGTGTGGCCGACGTGACCGTATAGGCGCCGTCGTCGTCGGTCGGCTCAGCGGCCAGGATGTCGACGCCGACGGACAGGCCATCTAGCGCGCCGTCCTCGGCCTCCATGAGTGCCTGGTCACCTGCGGCGCCGCGCGCCACCTTGAACTCCGCGTCAAGTCGGCCGTCGACGACGCGGAGCGCGAGTGCCGAGCCGAGTAGTGCCGACCAGTCGTGATCTCGCAGAAGCTTGACGCGGTTCACCGCCGACCTTTTCCAGGACACCGAGCCGTCGGCGAACGTCCACACGCCGGTGCCGTTGTCGGCGGCGACGCCGTACAGCAGCGCCGTCCCCTTGATGATGCGGCGCTCAGGATCGACGCTGAACGTCGCGCCGTCGTGGCCGCTGAAGGTGAAGCGCGCGGCGCGCGGCGCCGACGCGCTGAACGTGACGTGCTGTGCGTGGCGGCGTGCTGACACGGAATCCTCCTGTGGGGTTTCACGTGAAACATCGGACGATGTTTCACGTGAAACATCGGACGATGTTTCACGTGAAACATCGGCGGGCGCGGGATTGTCCTCAGTGGGCGCGGGAGCGACATCGGGCGTCGGCACGTCGGGCAGATCCTCACGCTCTCGGATCTCGGCCAGGTCGAGCACGCCGATCCGGTGCGCCGTCTCATACACGCTCCAGCGCGTCGCAGGATCGGCACGCATGTAGTCGTCGAGATCGAAAACCACCCTGTACCCGCGCCGGGTGACGTCATTCATCGACAAGCGGTCTGTAATCGCGCGCATGAACCCAGAAAGAACATCATTGACCCTGTCCTGACGCCGGTCGGTAGCGTTCTGGTAGGTCCGTGACGTCGTGCTCACGCCCAGATCCTCAGGGTCGACCCCGATCGCGTTGGCGAGATCGAGCGTCGCGCGCTGCTGTAGCTGCACCAGCTGGAGGTCTGCCGGGTTCGGCGACTGGACGGAGTTGTACGTCAGCGTCTCAGGGACATAGGCAGTCTTTCGGCGACGACGCGCCGACGCCCACGAGTCGAGCACATCTTGCACCTCATCGTCGTCGAGCGAGCCCATCGAGTCCGACGGCGTGAAAAAATCCAGAGGCTTGGGATCGCGCGCATACATCTCGGCCGTCATCTCGGTGAGGATCGCGCGACGGATCGCGCGCGCGCCTGCCGTCATGAGCGGAGGATTCGGCGAGTCGAATCGGATCATCGAGCGGCCATCGACGGGCTCGCCATCGACCCACACGACCGACGCCGGATCGATACCGGACGGGAGAGGATTTTGGTACCCCGTCGGCGGCACGAGCGACACGCGACGCGCGTCGACATGCTCGGCCGACACCGGGAACAAATTCCATCCGCGAGACAGCACGCGCCACCAGGCGATCCCGTCGAATTGCAAGTCCTCGACAGTCTGGGCCAACGTCACAACGTTGGGCACGTCCGGGTTGATCTGGTCGAGTAGCGGCGACCGGATCGGGCGCCGCTGCGTGTCGAGCTGCACCAAAGGCAAAGTCGAAACGTTGCAGACCATGTTCCTGCCGCGCAGTACGGCAGGCACGGTGAGCGCGTTTTCGCGCGTGACCGTGAGGCTACCCTCCATGGCCGCATCGACGAATCGCCCGAGCGACATGGCGGGCGCGTCAGCAGCGGGCGACGTCCATGTATGGGTGTCGCCCGCGCTGAAAGCCTGCCCGAGTCGGCGGATCGCCGCCACGAATTTCGATGCCACACGGTCACCATACCTCACTGCTATGACGCCACGAGGATTTTTCGCGGCGCACGCCCGCGCAGCGCGCGCGCCTCAGCTGCGGCCCACACGGCAGATTTCACCGCGTCAGCACGGGATACCGAGCGGACACGCGGACCGTCCGCACCGGGTGAGACACGCAGCGCGAGCACCTGATCTGTGAGCGTCGCCGCGCCGGTATGCCGTATCGCGTCCTCAGCTAGGAGGCGCTGGAGCTCGCCGACCTGGGCCCGCACGGTCGCCGACCGCTTGACCGTGCGTACGCGCGCGCGCCTCCAGCCGGGGTGATCGAGTAGCGCAGCGCCGACCAGGACGGGGCGCGGCGGCGACATCGCGGCGACCTGTGTGATGGCCGTCGGCAGATCCGGGTAGTCGGTCACGGACACGACTACCGGGCCCTCGACGGTCCGCCACGCGCGCGCGACCGACACGCCCGCATCGAACCAAGATTCGACGGCGATTGAGTCGGCGGCGCGATCGGTAGGTGCTCGGCCTACGGCGAGCTCGGCCCATCTCTCGGCATCGATCACGGGATTTCCGACGGTCCTCGTCTCGGCGATCCGCCAGATATTCAGGTACTGCGCCTCGAATCCCTTCATTGGGTCGGGGTCGTCAAATTCGGGGTCATCCTCGCCGGAAAGCGCCTTTTCAAACTTCGCCGAGATCATCCGATGACGATCCTCCGTCCAGTACGGATTGGCGGCACGCCATACCTGAGGATCGGACGAATCCGATCCGAGCTCGGCGCCCCACAGCAGTAGCAGGACGGCAGGATCATCGACGGTCTGGGCCGTCGCAAGCTTCCCGCGCATCAGCGATGTCGCACGTCGGTGCGCCGTCGATGTGATGACCATCTGCGGAGACTGACGCTCCAGCATCGCCGGTTCTAGACCCTCCGACACGGTATCTGGCCGGACGTTCCACGCCTCATCGACGATGGGATGAGTCGCGTCGTACCCGTACACAGCATCCTGCGCACGCACCAGCCACCGATCGCCCGTCTCGTTTTCCACGGATTCCTTCCCATTCCCGCGCGCGACAGACCAGCCCTCCGACTCACACCAGCGCCACACGCCGCGCTGGATCTCCCGACAGATCGCCAGGTCAGAGCCGGTGTGGATGACGTTTTGCACCTCGCCAAAAATTTCCTGCCCGTACCTCATCCGCCACAGCGCGTGACCGCGCATACCCACCGATTTGCCCGCGCGACGTGGCGCTGACGCCAGCACCTCGCGATACACCAGCGAGCCATCGCGGCGATGCTCCAGCTGACGAGTCAGCGTGATCTCCTGCCACCAGCGCAGACGGATTCCCTGTGTCGCCTCGATCCACCGCACGGCCTGCCCGCCGTCGGGCACGTGACGACATCCCGACCAGGCGTAGGAGCACACAGCGTCGGGCGATACCGGCGTCATACGCAGCGGCGGCGCCGCATCGTCCGGCACATCGGCCAGATGGGCGAGCCACCTGTGTCGCCGCAGCGATTCCGAGTCCCACGCGAGCTCAGGTCTGACGGTACCGGCGACATCGGGAGTCGATGGGACCGGACCGGGAGCGGCCTGGTCAGCAGTGGGCTCGGAGAGAGACGCAGAAAGC